TATTATCAAAGAGACTCAAGCCGGAAAGTTAAGCGGATTAGATTTAGATAAGACAATATCATTGTCAGATCTTCTTGGTGAATCGCCTAACTTAAATGCTGTGCATGCATTAAGATGGTTAAGAATCAAGAAAACAATTCTCAAAAAGGTTGAATCTGCAGTTAAAGATGTAGATGTTAAAATAGATAATGAAGTATCTCTTAATGATATTCTTGGTTCTACACCAGAGCAAGATATATTGACGAAGGCTAGGTTCTTTATGATCCGTCAAGGATTGCTAAAAAGGATTTCGAAAGCAGCTAAAGAGTTTGATCCGCAACAGAGCGTTGACGAGATCACAGGAGGGTTTGGATTAACAAGTGTGTTTTCCAATAAACCACGTATTGAAGAGAATAATTTAAATACGATAGGTTCTTCTGATGCGCATTTACTTGAGCTACAAGGCATCAATAAAAATCTAGCAAAGGTTCACGATCACCTTACTATTAATACTCCAGATGTAGCTGACAATATAGAAGACAAGAAAGAACAGATAAAGCGTAATGAGAGACGGCATGATGAATTAATAGCTACTCTTGCTAGTGTTGGAGGTGCTCAAAATAAGTTTCTTAGCGGAGGAGGCGAAGGCGGTGAAGGTGGCGGCCTTGGTTTCATGGATCTGCTAGTGGCTGATGTTGTTGGTGATAAAATTGGTGATAAAATGTCAAAGCGTGGGTTGCTGAAGGGGGCTCGTGGGATGTTTGCCGGTCTGACGGCTAAGATCGTTGGTTTGACGACTGCAATTGGTGGTTTGGCAATGGGTGTAGCTACATCGCCGTACACGATGATAGCTGCTACCGCGGCGGCTTCGTATGCGGGTGGAAGGCTACTTGATAATAAGCTTGGCATTACTGACAAGTTTGCCGAGGCCGTAACAGGTGGCCCAGATAAAACGCCTAAGTACGAGAAAAACCAAAAACAAGCAATACTAAAGGCAGGTCTAGACGTTAATAAACCAATCCTCAATCCAGTGACTAAAGAAGTTACTGGATTTGAAGAACTTAACATTACAAAGGGCAAAGAAGGCAAGTATGACTTACTTCCTAGCCACTCGAGGTACGATCCAAAGATACATAAAAAATCGACTTCGGCAGAAGAAAAATTCATGCCTCCTGCAATTACTGCTGAAAGTCAATTACCTGGTTCGATCGTAAAGTCTGTCGTTGACGATAAAGATCCTAAAAACATAAAGGCACAAGAAACGAAGCAGAAACAAGTTGATCTTATTATTGCTAAACGTAAGGCCGAAGATAATTTAAAATCATTTGAAGAAAATGCTGGCTCATTTAAGATGGAAGTGGTTAAAGGCACTGACAGTTTTGGAAAGCTTGACTCCTTCTACGACACCGAAGTAAAAGTATATGATGATGCAAAAGAACAAATAAAGTTTAAGGATCTGCAGACAAAGATGTTGACCGCGAAAAATGAACAACATAGGGCCAAACAGAATATGTTCAAGAGAGCAGGCCGAGGTATAAACAAGGATAAAAAGTTTACAAATCTCTCTGAGCAAAGAGATTTCTATGTCGCTAACGGATTAGCTGAAAAGGGAGAAACCCAGTTACCAATTGCTGAGAGTGATTATCGACTTACTAAATTGCTTGAAGACGAAGCCACCAAACAAATGGCTGGAGATTCTGTGCCTCAAGATTCACTCGTTAAAGGAGAAGTAACTCCTAAAGATATTAAACCTTCTTCAGACTCTGTTACGACTGAAACAGTTGTCGGTGATAAAAAAGAAAAGAGCAGCGTTCCACAAGATCTTAAAAAAGCTAAACAGATTAAAGAGCAATTTGTTAAAGATATGCAAATGAGGCAAACAGCAGAAGATGCATTGACAAAGTTTAAGTCTGACAAATCTAAAGGAGAGTATACATACGCTGAAGATGAATATGGAAAATATCGTCGAGTATATGCAGATAAGAAGGCACAAACAGAGTATACACAATTAGAGGATGATCGTGAGTTATACGATCCATCAAGTACCGCTGCCGATAATCTCGCAGCTGCGCTTGGTCACAACAATCAAGAAATGGCTAAATTCGAATTAATGGCGCTTCTTCCAAAGGGAACTGTTGAACCAAAAGACTTTCAGGACAACATACTTGATGATAAAATAAGCGCAGCATATGTTCAAGAAGAATATCAGGCCAAAGTGCTGGAACTGGAAGCGATTGGAGAGTTCGGCCCTTCTATAGAAAAGAAAAGGCTTCAAGATACTTATATGAAATACCGCGGTCATTCAACCGATGGAACGGGACGGGGGTCGAGAGTCGAGAAGATTCACAAACTTCAATTTTTAACAGAAGAAGGTGAATTTGACGGAAAGGAAACATTTTCAGATGTAGATCCGAAGTTCAGGTCTGTTGACGGTGCTCTTCATGATTATCTAGTAAATGAGGACTCAACCCCTAAGAATGGTCAGTATGTTGGCACTCCTGGTACCTTTAAGGGTGATCAAAGATCTCCTGAGAAAATCGCTGAATCAGTTCACATTGAAACACAAAAGATGAACGGCCAAATACCAACACCGTACACATCGAATGAAATTAGTGTACCATATAAGGAGCAGGGTGAAAAAGTTATTGTGCCAACAGAAAGAATGACTGGAGTTGCTGTTGATCCAGAAGAACGAGCCAAAAAGCTTTTAGCAAAAACAAATGATGAAATAGCTGCATTTGAAAATAGTGATAAAGGTGAATACACATACGCTGAAAATGAGGTCGGGCAATATCGCCGAAAATATGTTGATAAGAACGTACAAAAATCATACGCAGATTTAATTGATAGACAGTCTCTTTATGAAACTTTGGAGTATGAAGACCAGCAAAAAGTAAATGCTCGATATATTAAAGAAGACTATCAACGCAGAGCAGTAAGCGGTGAAGAGTATAATAGCTTTGATATGAATGACTTAAAGTACCGGTATTTGCGGTCGATGGGTTATGAAGGGTTTGATGAATATGATAACGGCACACTTCAAGATTTAAAGTACCTTAACGATAAAGGTGTAAATGTGGATGGTAACTTCTCTTCTATGGATCCTGAAATGCAGAGCATTGAAGGTATGATGCATACAGAGTTAATGAAAGGTGCTGAAGTTCCTAAACCTAAAGTCGTTGCTACTGATACTATGACCGGAAAAAGGGTTACTACGTCACCTAATGGGTTTAAAGTCACTGAAGGTGCTGCTCCAGATACTATGGAAATGTCAGAATCAGCGATGGCAGATATATCGGCGGAGAAACGGAGGGAATACAACCAAGCGTTTCAGAAAATGAGTAATGATCTATCAGAAGATGACAAAGTGAAGACAGGGATCGGGAGAATAGCAACTCCGTCTGATATACAGTTTGATGCACCATCTGCTGGAAATCAGATAGCTATGCAACAGAAAGCGAATCTCGATCTAGCATCTACATCTGCAGGAAACACTACATCGGTTATCGATGCGAGTAATAAAATTAATAACTCTAGTTCTTCATCATCTAACATTACAGTTGCTGCTCCACCGCATATTGATAAGACACACGATGCGTTTGGTAAAACCGCACTTAATTGGTAAACACAAAAAAGGGGAAGCGGCACATTACCACTTCCCCTTACTTATTCTAGATCAGAGATGCTTAGCCTTGTGCGGCTAACTTGGCAAAGTAGTCAAGTGTGTCACCATCATCTTCTGTGTCTAGGCTAACGTTGGTATCTTCCGTAGGTGCAGCTGCAACCGCTGCAGGCGCATCAACTACTGGTGGAAGTGTCTCGTTAAGCTCGACCTGTGTGTCTGTCGAAAAGGTATTAGACAAGTTCTCTTCGCCAAGAACTTCGTACAGCTTCTTCTTTAAGTCAGCATATGACTTATAGTTACCTTCGCTGATAAACTCATTCAATCCATGAATAGAATTATATACTGATTCAAGCTTTGCTTCATCACCATCGAATAGTTCGGTAACACCTTCGAATTCAGACTTATCATAATTACGATAGCCTTCGAAGTTGCGAATCTTCAGTTTGAAGTTTGCTCCACCCCAGAAATCGAATGGATTAACTGGCTTTTCATCTTGGAACTGTGGCTGCATAACATCCATTACCTTATCCATGATCTTCTTACCATACTTATAAAGGAATACCTTACCTTCATTTTCGGGATTAGCAGAGTCAGAGACAACAAGGATATTAGAGACATGATGCAGACGACGCTTACGCATACGTGCAAGCTCCTTATCTTCTTCACGACCAGAGTTCCATAGCTGTGTATTCATCTCACTCACTGGATCATTTTGACCAATAGAGGTGAGAGAGTTTTCGATATACCAACGACCAGTTGGACCTTTAAATCCATGGTCCCAATATTTGATCCACGGAAGATCTTCACCTTCAGACGCGGGTAAGAAGCGAATAACGGCATAACCATTACCTGCTTTGTCTACTGTTGGTGCCCAGAATCGATCATCTCCATAAGACTTCTTCTCTGTATCTTTAGAAGCTGCATTAATGAGCTTATCAATTGTTGTGGCGCGGTTTTGTTTTAAGTTTGCGAATGACATATTATTTTTAGTATTTTGTTTTGTGTTATTAGTATTGCGTTGTATTATTGCTACCAACAAACTCTATATTATACTGATTTGGCTCATTTGTAAATAACATAATCAAGTGATCACGGTATTTGTTTTCATCTGAGACAATGAGTGGAATAATGAACTGTTGGTATTTTCGTAGTGTAAGAAGGGAGGACGCAGTGATACCAAGCGGATCGCGTAGTTCTCTCTTCAGGCTTTTGATAAAATCTACAAAATGATCTATAATAGCGAGAGTATCAGGTGATACTTGTTGACTTGTATAGAGATTAAGTAGGAGATTATCTGATTTGCTGGAATTTGGTTTACAGACTCCATCAAATGTAAGGTTGTATTTATAAGCTTGTCCTCGTATGAATTTTACCTCATTCTGAAAATTATAGAACAGAGCTTGACGATAGGAATCACGTTTCATATAGATCTCATGATCCATCTCACCGATCCATTGATTATCAGACATAAAATTGTCAGCGAAGAATAGCTTTAGATCTGAATCCCTTGGATATCGGCGAGCAATCTTTTCAAAGAAGTATCGGTCCTTCCTTCTCTCAAATGATGCTTGCTTTATATTTGCTCTAAAGTTATATTTAAATGCGTCATACTTTTCTTGAGAGAAGTGCAGTTTAATAGAACTATAAATGCAATATGCTTGATATCCGTTCATGTAGTAAAAAGCGAAGCAGTCGTTCTTTTAATAATATTGCGGTTCATAGCTTCTGCTTCAAGCTTAACCTTCAGAGGACCTTTAACAAGCTTTGCCATATCTACAGGATCGATCTGTCGCTGTTCACACAAGTGGCAGATCGCTTCTGCGTATGACATTTTATCCTTATGGACTAGCATCTCTGACTGAAGAGTTAGCTCTTCACGAGTCATTGAGTTTTTGATTGTTATTTTATTTCGCATTATAGTACCTTTAGGATGAGTGTTTGATCGTTGATTCGACCGTTTGCTTCTTTACGTTTTGTTGTGAGAGCATCGATGATCTTATCTCGTTGCTTATCGGTCTTTGTGACGATCGCGCTAATAACATCAGACGGTTTACGAAGTGACATAGAGTAACTTAGCTTCTCATCGAATCCTTTAATCGAGGTTCCTTTCACACTAAATCCTTCAGTGGATGAACATTCGTATACAGTCATTCGACGATATTTAATATTGAAGACATATAGTTTCCTTGCTCCAGGGATATTTGCTGGTGACATAGATGTGACAGCATATTCATCAGATTCAGCCAAATACTTGAGAGACTTTACTTGCCTATCAGCACTTTGGATTTTCTTCTTGCGTGGTTTTCGAGCATTAGTATTAGTGGCTCTAAACTTAGCGACTTGCTCCTCCATCTTAGTGAGCTCTTTAATACGAGAACGAATTCCTGGTTTGGTTAGATATGAATAACCCTCGGCGCTGTCAGGATCACCCTCTAGAGCTTCAGTCAATTCTGTCTTATATCTACCTAACCATTCTTCTACATACTTCAAACCAGCAGCTGGAATAGTGTGCTGCTTAAGG